CGCACCTCCGTGGCCATCGGTGAAGGCCGGCCGGCGCGCAGGGAACAGGGCGACCTTCCCGTCCGGCTTGCGGACCTCGGCGAGCACCGCTTCGGCGACGCCGGCCGCCGTTACGGCATCGTGACGCGCGCCCTCGTTCCAGCGATGGCGGCTGACCTCGTTTTCCAGGCGGCGCGCCATCATGGTCATCTGCGTCAGCTCGTCGATCAGCATCTCGACGCCAGCCGGATTGATGGAGATGTCCTCGCCGCGCTTCTGCTTGAAGCGCTGCTTGAACTCGCGCAGCTTGTCGGACAGTTCGTAGATGTCGGAATTACTCATGACGCATTCCTCTCGCGGAAGTGGGGGCAGCCATTGCGGCAGGCGTGGTAGAGCTGCGCCCGCATCGAAGATGTCGCCCGGAAGGGTTGCTCCTGCTCGCGCAGGCATTGTTGACGGCCGATCTCGCCGAGGACCGGACAGGCCACGGTCATCTGCATGTACGCACCGCGCACCGTTTCGCAGATCCGGTCGAGGTTGCCCCGGTAGGTATTCGACAGGACCTGGCTGATGGTCGAGGACGAGTAGCCGATGCGCTCTCCTGCCACCTTCTGGCCGAGCGTGGTGGCGGCCTCGGCCAGCGCGATCACCCATTCCGGAGCTCCGCCATCAGCCGACCAGGCGTCCTTAGCCTTGGCCGCGAAATCCGTCTGTTCACGAACGCTCATTCCTGGCCTCCCGTCTGGAAGGCCCCGCCCAGCACCTCGCCGGTGTTGGGATCGAAGACGAGTTTCGCCGAGACGATGCGCGGGGCCTGATCGCCCTCAATCAGGCCCGTCAGGGTGTGGACGCCGGGCGCCTTCCCTTTGCCGCCCTGCATCATGGTCACCCCTGCGGCATGGAGCAGCGAGAGGTAGGCCTTGGCGCTCGCCGCCTTGACAGGGCGCTCCTCGGTCGAGGCATGTAAGGCCAGTTCCTGGGCCGTGAAGGTCTTCAGCATCTTCATCGTGCGCCAGAACACCTGGTTGATCGGCTCGGGGCGCTCGTTGCCGTCTGGATCGAGGCGTGGGGCGCGCGCCACCGGCCGCACGATCCGCCAGGTGGTTGCCGCCGCGCCGGGCGATTGCCGCCTGGCCGCCGGGCGCGTTCCGGTCCTGCGGATGTAGCCGCCCTTCTCGAGCCGCGCGGCATAGGTCAGAACAGTGTTGCCAGGGACCACCGACCGCCGGGCGACGTCCGTCGTGGTCCAGTCACCTTTCCGGTCGAGCTCCAGCATCACCTGCCAGAACCAGTCGAAGCCCCGCTTGTGGCCATCCTTCGTGTCCACGCGCGTCTGGAACGACACCCCGCTCATCGTGCCGCCCTCCTCGGTGCCGGGGCCTTGGAGGCGATGATCGCCTTGGTTCCGCCGAAGGCTTCCAGCGTAAGCGGGCCATCATCGGAGCGCTTGGCGATCTCCTCGGCCTTTTCCAGGTTCATGATGATCCGGCGGACATTGCCGCGCGTCTCGTCGAGGATCGCTGTCGCCAGTTCCGGCGCGAGTTTCAGCCCGTCATAGGTCACTCGCAGGAGCAGTTCGAAGTCCTGCTCGCTGCAGGGCTCGGCCTGCGTCCAGTCGAGGATGCAATTGTGGACACGCTCGAAGGCCTCCAGCTTGGCCGGCAGCGTCTCCTCGCCGATCAGGATGAGGGCGACGCCGCTCTTGCGGTGCAGCTCGCCCAGCACGTTGACGAACTTCTTGTCGGCCACGTAGTGGGCTTCATCCACGATGATCGGACGCGTCCGGTCGGCAGCCATGATGCGGATCGCCTGCGAGATCATCTGGACGATGGTCCCCTTCGGCGTGCGCACACCGAGTTCGATCAGGATGTCGGTCAGCAGGGACCGGGCCGTGGTGAACTGGCCGCATTCCACATAGGCGGCGCGGTGCTTGTTGGCGCCGAAGATGGCGGCGCGGGTCTTGCCGTATCCGGACGGGCCATAGAAGCAGCCGATCCCCTCGACATTCACAGGCCTGTCAACCAGGCGCTGGATCAGCGTCGAGAACGCCGCCACGTTGCGTAGCGGCGCCGGCTTCTTGACTTTGTTGGGCATCATCGTCATTCTCTTCTCCGTTCAAGGTCGATGCGTGACTAGGAACAACGGGGGAGAGGCGGTCAGGCCCTCCCCCAACTCTTTTCAGCGGTTCACATACAAATCCCCGTATTCCTCGTGCAGGCTGGCCTGCCCCTTGTATTCGGCGCTGTTCATGTAGACGCCGCACCAGACGGCCGACTTGCTGTCGACCTGCTCTCCAGCATCCACTTTCGCCTTGATCTCCAGGCAGCGGCGGTAGCGCTCCAGCGGCGTCTCCGGCAGGGCCGTCACGTTCGAGCCCTCGCGCACGCCCAGGCGCTCGTTGCGCCGCGCCGCCTCTTCAGCTGCGTGCTTGGCGAGCACGCGCTCGCTGGTCTGTTCGATTTCCGCGATCAATCGGCGCTGCTCGGCCAGGACGGCAGGGCTTGCCTCGTCCTCTGCAGGCCGGGCCGGCATCATCATGTCGGCCGCGTCGGCCGCAGCGCGCGTCTGCGCGGTTTCGTGGGTCTCGGTGCGGCGCGGGAACGGCGTGACGTTCGGCGCATCCCGCCTGTCGACCTCGAGTGCCCTGTCGATGAGCGCCGGACCCTTGGCAATCCGCTTCATCTCCGCCTTGATGTCCCTGGTGGCGCTGTCCACCAGCTCGCGGTGGGCGGCCTTGGCGGCCGAGACGAAGGCCTGCGGATCGACGCCGGAGAGTTCGGGGCAGATCGCCTCGCCGAGGTAGGCTCCGCCATCGGGCGCGAAGCAATAGGCGCGGCCCATGTCGGCCGGGTCCATCCGGATCAATGTCTGCGTTCCCGGCAGCAGGCCCGGCGTCATGTAGTGCCGCCCGTCGATCCGGACGCCGAACTTGGTCACGGTGCGGATCCCGTCCTTGCCGGCCACCGGCATCAGGAGGACATCGAGGGCGCGCGGCTCCACCATGCGCGGCTTGTGCTGGGCTGCCAGGGCGGCAGCAGCGGGCGTCATGCCGTCCAGACCGGAATGGGGCTTGTTGGCGTAGGAGACAGCGGCCCACTCGTCGATGCGGGCGGCCAGTTCCGGCCCGCTCAACGCGACGCCGAAGGTTTCCGCATCGCTCTCGCCGAGGCGCTGGGCAAAGCTCTTGCGGGCCTCGATCGCCTTGCGGTCCGCCACCGAGTGGCCGGTAAAGCCTGGCAGCAGCGGGCCGACCTCGTGCTGGAAGGTCCGGATGGCGCGCTCGACGTGCCCCTTCTGCTGGGGCGAATAGGCGTCGGACAATTCCACTTCCACGCCCAGGGCGTCGAACAGGCGGCGCGTGTCCCGCGCCTTGAAATCCGATCCGTTGTCGGTCTTGATCCGCTCCGGCAGGCCCCAGGCAAGCGCCGCCTTGCGGATCAGCAGCATCACGGCCGAAGCGCGCGGCGTCCTGGAGACCGACAGCATCACCCGCCGGGTGGCGATGTCGACGCAGGCATAGATCGAGTGACGGCCATCCGTGCAGAGCGCGTCCACCGGCGAGGCATCGATCTGCCACAGCTGGTTGGGCTCCTTGATGTGGGATAGCGCGCCACGCCCTGACGGGGCCATGGTGGAGCGATAGAGGTCCGGGTTGGTCAGCCGGGTCAGCGCGACATGGTGCTCGGCCTTCGCCTTGCGCAGGAAATGTTGGAAGGTGCGCACCGGCGGCATGGCGGTCTCGCCGCCGCGTGTCGTGATCCGGTCGCCGAACTCGGCGCGGACCTGCTTGCGCACCGCTGCCGCCGAGAGGTGGGGCTGGACGGCGATCAGGCCCAGGATAAACCGCTTCACCGCGCCGTCATTGGCCGTGTCCAGGACGCCGGTCCCGGCTCTGGACGCGCCGCGATCGACAGCAAGGGCCGCCGCGTCGCCGCTCCTGGCAAGCGTGCGCCACCGGCGCAGGCTGGCCGTGCTGATCTTCGGTAGTTCCGCCCTGATCCACTCGTCGCAATCGGTCTGGCCGGCATTGTAGGTATCCACGAACACCGCCATCAGCGATGCTTCGGGAGCCGACATGCCGGAGGCAAACCGGGCATAGGCTGACGCCACCGCCAGCCGGGCATCCCGTGCGATCTGGGCGCGCCGTGAGAGCGTCCCGTCGTCGTCTGCACTGACCGTCGCCACGGCGATAGACCGGGCGCGCAGGGCCGCCTGGGCAAGTCCTGGCAGAAGGCTCATGTGGTATTCCCGGCCGCCGCCGCGCCCCGACCGGGCACGCCACAGGTCTTCGGCGGCATCCCAGCCCTGCGAGGCGGCATGCTTGATGACGCCCCTCTCGGTGCTGGGCAGGCCCGGCAGGCGCATGGCGGCGATCTCGCCGGCTGTCAGCCAGGTCGTCATGCCGCGCCTCCGTCCTCGTCGGAGCGAAGGTGCGGTGACAGCAAGTCGTCTCGATCGTCGGTACGATAATCAGAATACAGCGCATCGAGCAGCATTTGGGTCAGCGCGAGCGCGTTTCGGCGGGTCAGGATGTAGGGATTGGTCAAGCCGTCTGATTGCACGAATGTCAGCAGCACATTGTCATCGGACAACCGGGCTGCGCCAAATGACCATGGGAGCATTTGTTTTTCCGCGCTCATTTGCCCCTCCTGACGCGCGCTTCGAGCGCCTTCTCCTGGGCCTCAAGTTCGGCCATGCGTTCGCGCACCAGCGTCAGGCGGATCAGGTCGGCATGGCGTTCCGCTACCGCGACATGGCCGAACTGCATCGGCACGAAGCCGATGAGCCCGTCTGCCTGCAGCGTCTCGATGAGGCCGATGAAGACGTCGAGCGGGATCCGGTGATCATCGGCCGCTTCCGAGGCCCACTTGTCGAGCATCGCCGGGCTGATCGTCCGGTTGAGGAAATCCGACAGCCGCTCGGCTGCGTCGGCGCGCGAAATGCCACGTTCACGGGCCTCTCGAAGGGCATGTGAAACCGCCCGGCTGATGCGGGCGTCCAGCGGCCCGCGGCCGGTCACTTCCGTGCTGTAGCCGATCGAGACGTCCGCGGCGTCTGGCTCGCTAAGCGGGGCGAGCAGGTCGCCCATCGCGAAGTCCTTGCGAAAGCGCACCATCACGCGCCCTCCCCGCCGGTGGCCTCGAGCCACTCGAGGATTTCGGCGCGCCGGTGTTCGTAGATCGCGTGGCGCTCCCTGACGCCCAGGCGGTCGATCGAATGGGCGATCTTCTCCCAGCGTTGCACGGGCCGGGACGGGGCCGGGCCATCGCCGGACGCCAGCGCCATGGCCTCGTCGAAGCTCTTGCCCTTGTGGATCGCCTCGGCGGCGATCTCCTGGGCTTCACGTTCCATGCCGGCGAGCTCCAGCAGCTGCTGCTGGTTATCGGCGACGGGCGTCAGGGAAATCAGGCGGACGGTCTCGCGAGAGAGGCCGCGGGCAATCTTCAGGGAGAGGAAGACTGAACGTCGCCCGATCTGGAAGGCTGCTTGGGCTTCATCGGAAAACGAGAGTGCAAACTTTGCACTCTTCTCATCTTCGCTGCTCCGGTCCGCCCTCCCGTCAACGCGCTTCGCCGTTGCTTCATAGGCATCCTTCAGGTCTTTGATGGCAATGGCCTTGTCCAGAGGCGAAAACGGTCTGTGGGCAAGGTTCTCCATGATCTGGTGGCGCTTGATCGCCGCCTCGGACGCGAATTCGTCTTCGGCGAAAACCCGCGCGGTGATCACCTCGCGGTCGAGCGATATCTCGGCTTCCAGGCGATGCTGGCCGAAGATCTGCCGGAACCTGCCGTTCGGCAGCGCGATCACGTCTATGGGGCTCGGCTCCGCACCGCGTTCGCGGGCCTCCCGGATTGCTGCCACCCAGTTCGGGTCGATCGCCCGGCTGTCGTGGCAGCGGTCGATCCGCGCGATATGAATTTCCTGAAGGACGGGCATCAGCGTGCACTCTCTGCGCAAACAGGCGCGCCGGATGCAGGGGCTGCACCGCGCTCACGCTCATCCATCAGCCCGCGAACGAACAGTTCCAGCAAACGGATTTCCGTTGATGTGAAATGGGCGAAAAGGCGCGCCTGGGCTTCGGGCGTGAACACGGATGCCCTGCCGGTCATGTGATCCATGTCAGCACCCTCCCGCCGCACGTCCGCCGGAAGCAGCCTTTTTTCCTTGCGGCGCAACGTCCGTTGAACGATTGTTGCCCTTGGCGTTGCGGCGCTGCTCTTTCAGGATCATCGTGTCGTAGGGAGGGATGTCCTTAAACAGAACTTCAAAGGGAATGCCGAGAGCGGCGGCAATGGCGCGCGCTCCCGGCCTGGAACGACCGATAAGGGCTTGCCGGCAGGCGCTTTCGTAAAGGCCTGCGTCAAGCGCGATTTCGGTGAAGTTCAGCCCCCGCCGCTTCACCTCCATTTCGATGGCGAAGCGGTCCCAGGCCTTGAGCGTGGGAGGGGCTGTATCGATGCGTGGCTGGTTCATGAGACGCCTCAAGCTATGGCGCGCACGGTCAGGTGCGGGCCAGTGGAAGGGGTTACTCAGGAGAACGCTACGCAAACAAAACTGTTGTTTATTGTTTAAACCGCGGTTTCGTAATCGTCAACCCGGTTTTAAACGGGAGTTTGATTTTTTGGCCCGTGACATGGAGTTCGGCAAACGAATGGCCCAGCTGCAGGGAGAGATGACGGATTCTGCCTTCGCTGATCTGATCGACCTCAGCCCGCCGATGGTCGCGAAATACGCAGAGGGGTCACTGCCCAAGCTCGATACTCTGGTTAAGATTGCGGAGCGTTGTGGCGTGACGTTGGACTGGCTTGCGACAGGGCGCGGCCCGATGATTTTGTCGGATGCGTCGACCTATGCCGAAGACGCCTACGAGGTGCCGCGCCTCGATGTTGAAGCTTCTGCAGGCGGCGGCCTCGTGGTCCATGCCGAGGACGAGATCGACCGGATTTCCTTCGATGTGCGCTGGCTGCGCGCGCTGGGGGTCACGCCCTCGAATGCGCGTGTCATCATGGCCAGGGGCGACAGCATGGAACCGCTGATCCGGTCCGGCGATCTCCTCCTGGTCGACACCGGCGTGAACCGCGTTTCAGCCGACGGTGTCTACGTTCTCCTGGTTGATGGAGGCCTCCTGGTGAAGCAGGCCACGGTCTCCGTTACGAACGGCATCGAGATCCGCTCCCGCAACGAAGCCTATGGGGGACCGGAGCAGTTATCGCGCGAAGCCGCGGAGAGCCTTCGGGTCGCCGGCAAGGTGGTCTGGTACGGCCGCTCGATCGGCTGATTTGAGGCAGGATTTAGTTCAGAGTTCGAGGGCGTTTTCCCATGCCGCGCAACTTCATATGAAAAATGATATCTCATTGAAAGCGCGCGTAAAATTCGATCCAAACCCTGGCTTTCAGCTAACTCTGAACTGAGTTCAGAGTTCCGCGCCCTGGCGGGGTGCCTCGAATGGCGGTTTTCGGGCTGTTTTGACGAGCTGGCCGCCCTCGTAAATGCCTTGATTGATTGATCTTTTCCGGCGACCGCCGATTTTTCGCCTCACGGCTTGCTAGCCGCCTGGTCAAACCCGCCGAACCGCCCGAAACGGCCCGGATTGCTCATTTGAAGTTGCGCGGTGCCTCTGGGCGCGATTTCGCCGCTCGTCGCCCCATCCCATTGAAGCGCTTGCGAATTCCGCTCGATCCCACCCAATCCCGGCCAATCCCGCGTCTGCTCATACGAAGTGGCACGTTACAGGAATTGTCCAGCAGCGCCTTGTTCCAGGCCCCGGCGGCATTGTGGACGTCGAGCGCGGTCAGCGCGGCTTCCAGCGGCGCAAAGCCGGAGACGTCGTCAAGCGGGTGGGCCAGACGCAAGTGAAGGCCGGGCGCCCCGTCGCTCCCTGTCTCGACCCTGCGGCGGCCAGCCCCGGTGCGGTGGACAAGCGCCACCGGCCATCCGTCACCGCCGGTTTCAACATCCACCTGGTCCGGGCGCAAGAGGTGCAGGTGCGCCGTCTGCCCGGCTTCCACCCGCTCCACATAGGCGTTTCCCGCCATCAGCAGGTGAAGGTAGAGCGTTTCCATGAAGGCCATGCCGGACTGGCGGGGATTGGGCCGCGCCAGCATGGCGAGCACCGGATGCTCGTCATGTTCGGTGACGCCCTCATAGAGCAGCCAGGGAATGGCGGCCGCCGTCTGCGCGACGAGCCGGACGCAGGCATGGACGACCGGATTGGTCATGTAGCCGTTGCGGGCAAGCCCGGCATAGTCGCGGCCGGTCCAGGCGGCAACGCCGCTCAAGTGCAGGGCAACGAAGCCGGTGGCCGCCTTCGTGCCCTCCGGGACAACGCCGTTGCTTGTGTCCGGGGCGCGCGCGGCGGCCCCTCCCGGGCGAAGCGCCCAGGGCCAGTGAAAAGCCATGATCTTGTTTCCGTTTCGCGTGAAGTATCAGACGTGGCGGATGCGCGGCGACCGGCCGGGCCCCGACAGGAGCAGTTCGCTCAGCGCCCAGACAAGCGCATCCATCCGGTCCGGCGAGCGCCCCGACGAGAGGCCGGCAGCGGTGAAATCGCACATTTCATCTTCCAGGGCGGGAAAGCGGGCGGCGTGGGCCACCCTGCCCTGCTGGTAGAGCGCCGAAACCGGCTCGGCGCGGGAGAACTTGCCGCGCGTGGCGCGCACCGCCTTGACCGGCACCCCCTTGTCGACCGAGGCGATGACGCTGGCGACCATTTCGCCACCCTGGTTGACCTCGGCGAGAAGGCAGTCGGCCTCCAGCGCATGGTAGAGGCGGATTGCGGCGGCGGCCCATTCGTGCGGCCGCGCCTTTTCGACGCTTGCATCGGCGAGGACCGTGGCACGCCCCTCTCCGTCCATACCGGCCGCAACGATGCCGCAGGCATCGGAGCCCTTTCCCGAACCAGCCGGCGGATCAACGGCCACCACGATCCGGACGGCTGCGCCGAAGCGGCGCCCGCAGGCCTCCTCGATGGCATCGCGCGACCAGAGCGCGCCTTCCCGGTCGCCGATGATCTCGCCGTCCAGTTCCTGCCGGCCAAGCCGCGTGCCGCCATAGCGGGCCTGCACGGCGCTGAGGAAACCGGCGGCGAGGTGGCCTGCGTTGTCCATGGTCCTGAGCCGCGTGACATGGATATCCGGGTCGCAAGCCAGGCGCTTGACCAGCGGAACCGGGCGCGGCGTCGTGGTGAAAAGCTGGCGCGGGCTTTCGCCCAGTCTCAGGCCGAATTGCAGCATGTCGAACACCGTTTCCATGTTCTTCCATTTCGCCAGTTCGTCGCACCATGCGGCATCGAACTGCGGTCCGCGCAGGCTGTCGGGATCCTCCGAGGAAAAGGCCTGCGCCACGGCGCCATTGTCCCAGAGCAGGCGGCGGCGCGTCGGCTCGTAGCGCGGGCGGTCTTCGCCCGATATGGCGCGGATACCCGACGGCCCGTCGATCATAACCTCGCGCACATCGCCGAGCGTTTCGCCGATTAGAGCGATGCGGCCGTATCTCATGCTTGCGAACGGGGCGTGGCCCGGGACTAGTCCGCGCACCCATTCAGCGCCGAGCCGCGTCTTGCCGGAACCGCGCCCGCCGATGACCAGCCAGGTGGGCGGACGAATGCCCAGCGGATATTGACCGGGATGAGCAGTCGCGAACCACTCGCCGGCCAGTTCGAGCACGAGCGATGCGGGCAGGTTTGCGCGCGCCCAGCCATCGCGGCCAGTGCCTGGAAAACCCTTGTCAGTCTTCAT